AAATATTCAAAGAAAGTTTCCTAATGCGATTAAGAAAGCATTGGCAAATGTATCAGCATTTCAAATATCTAATATTAAAGATAGAACACAACGTAAAGGTATATCTGTTAATGGAAGTCCTTTTAAACCTTATTCTAAAGCATACAGACGTAGATTAGTTAAACAGTCTGGTGTTGTTGACCTAACCGATACAGGACAAATGTTTAGTTCTTTAACAAGTAAGATTACACCGAGTAAAGGAACATTATTTTTTAGACAAGCACAGGCAAACAAAAAAGCATTTTATCACGATATAGCAGGTGCAGGTAAAGGCAGAGTAGTTAGACCATTCTTTAGCATTAACGATAGAGAAGCAGATAAGATTGGACAGTTGTTTGCAGATAAGATATTTAAGGATATAGGATTATGAGCATTAGAGAAGATATAGCAGTCAATATTGTCAATACTTTAGATGCAGTGACATCACCGATTGAATTTAAAAAAATTTCCAGACAACAGTTTGACCCAGAAGATGATTTAGCAGATACACAATTTCCTGCTTTATATATTTCCACTGGTGATGAAGTAAGAGAAGATTATTCAATGGGTGAATATTCAGCAGGTAAGCGTAGTGGTACAATAGATTATGTTCTTGTTGGTTATGTTAAAGGAACAGAGATTAACCTAGATACAAAAAGAAACGAATTTATTGAAGTTGTAGAAGAAACATTAGATACAGATAGGACCAGAGGTGGAAACGCACTAGATACTAAAATTGTAGAAGTATCATCTGATGAAGGTACATTATATCCTTTAGGTGGTGTAAGAATTGTGGTACGAGTATTCTATGAATTTGTTAGAGGTACATCATAATGGCTAAACGAATTAGAATATTTATGCCAAACGGTTTAGGAAGTATAACTGTTTGGGATAATGAACTAGACAAGTTTCTAGCGAAGGGTTATAAACTTTCACTAGAGAAAAAATCTACTAGAACTTCAAAGAAAAAAGATGTAATAGTAGAAGAACAAACCGAAATTAAGGAGCAAGAAGAATGGCAACAGCAACAGGACAATCTGGAGTAGTCAAAATCGGTGCAAATTCAGTAGCTGAAATTACTGGCTTCACCATTGACGAAACAAATGACACAGTTGAAGATACTTCACTGACTGATACTGCAAAGTCTTATAAAGCATTAAGAAAAGATGCTACAGGCACTGTAGAATGTCACTATGACCCATCAGATACTAATGGGCAAGTAGCATTAGCAGTTGGTTCAGAAGTAACTTTAGATTTATATCCAGAAGGTGCAGACAGTGGCGATACATACTACACAGGAACAGCAATTGTGACTGGCGTATCACAGGCAGTAACACTTGACGGAGTTATTTCAAGAACTATCAACGTACAATTCTCTGGTGGCGTAAGCACAACAACTGTATAATTTATAAATGCCAAAAAAGGATTATCTTGAAGGTGCTGTAAATCATTTTAAGCATCAAGAGATTAAAATTATAGAAGTTGAAGAATGGGGACTAACTGGCGAAGATGCCATTTATGTTAAACCGTTTACGCTACTAGAAAAAGCAGAAATCTTTAAAGGTTCAAACGATAATGATTTGACTGTATTGATTGACGTAATCGTCAAGAAAGCAGAAACAAAAGACGGTGAAAAAATGTTTGACCTTGAAAGTAAAATCAAGATGAAGAAGTTTGTTGACCCAGATATTATTGCAAGGGTATCTTCTCAAATTTTAGGAACTTCAAACGATAATATCCAAACATTAAAAAAAAAATAAATTCTGATTATCATCTCAGATTTCACTTTTTCCTAGCAGAACAATTACATAAGACTATAGGCGAGATATTATCTATGCCTGTAGAAGAATTTAATTTGTGGATTGCCTATTATGAGGTAAAACAAGAGGAACAACAAAAAGCATTGAATAAGCAGAAACTACAAGGTAAAAGAAGATAATGTCCACCAAAAGATTAAATATTGATATTCTCGCCAAAGATAAAACAAAACAGGCGTTATCTGGTGTTCAAAAAAATCTTTCGAATGTAAAAAATACTGTATTCAGTCTTAAAGGTGCTTTAGTTGGATTAGGTGCAGGTGCTGTCATCAAATCATTTGTTGATGTAGGTAAAGCAACTGAAAGTTTACAAATTCGTTTTAAGTTTCTTTTTGGTTCTGCAGAAGAAGGTGCTATTGCACTTGATAATTTAACTAAATTTGCATCTAAAGTTCCATTTTCACTAGACCAAATATCAAGAGCATCTGGTAATCTAGCGGTTGTTGCAAAAGATGCTAATGACCTTAATAGAATATTAGAGATTACTGGTAATGTAGCATCTGTTACAGGATTGGATTTTGAAACTACTGCAACCCAAATTCAAAGAGCATTTTCTGGTGGTATTGCATCTGCCGACATCTTTAGAGAAAGAGGTGTTCGTGCATTATTAGGTTTTAAAGCAGGTGCGACAGTTACTGCCGAAGAAACAGTTGCGAGATTTGAAGAATTATTTGCAGGTGATGGAAGATTTGCTAATGCCACTGATGATTTAGCAACAACATTAGAAGGTACTCTATCAATGATAGGGGATAAATATTTCAAGTTTCAAAAAGATGTAGCATCTGGATTTTTTGATGAACTTAAAGGTGAATTTGGTGATTTAAATACTTTCTTAGAAGAAAATGAACAACAGATTAAAGATATAGCAACTGCGATTGGTGAAAATTTTGCAGGTGCATTAACTACTACATCAGATTTAATTAAAGCAGTAGCACCTAGTGTTAAAACTATTGCTGATGCTTTAGGAACAACAGTAGAAGGTTTCAAATCATTACCTCAATTCGTACAGACTACAGGTATTATTGGTGCATTATTATTTGGTAAAAAAGGTGCTATTGCATTTGCAGGGGTATCTTTTTTAGTTGGTCAAATACAAGAATTAGTTGAAAGAAGTAAGGAATTAGAAGGACTTGAATTAACAACCTCTGATGTAATTAAAAAAGAAGTTCAATCATTAGAAGATGCAAATGAACAATTAGGATATTACAACGATTTAAAAGAAACATTTAATAAAAAAACACAAAAAGATGAAATAGAAAAAACTGAAAAAATAATTGAGGAATTAGAAAAATTAAAAGGTCTATATCAATCTAATGCTAATGAATTAGATTTCTTTAATAGAGTAGCTGAATTTCAAATTGGAATGACTGATGAACAAATTGAAAAGTACAATTCATTAAATACAGAATTAGGAAGATTGGGTGCAGGATATAATTATTATGCAGAGGAACTTAAAAAGGCAAACATAGAACAAGAAGAACAAAATAAACTTCAAGAAAAATATGACCAAGCAATTAGAAAAGGAACATTAGGAAATGTAAATACAGAACTTGGTAGATTTAAACAAATTATGACAGATAATTCTGGATTGATTGATAGTTTTAATGAAACTAAATTTCCAAAATTTATTCAAACATTAGAAAACGCAGGTGATACAACATCACAACTTGATGGATTGTTTACTAGCACGTTTAATAATTTTTCAGATACTTTGGCTGATGCCTTAATGACAGGTAAATTTGCTTTCAGTGATTTTTCAAGAGCAGTGTTAGCAGATATTGCTAGAATTATATCTCAGCAACTTACATTATTAGCTATTCAAAAAGCATTAGGTTTCTTTGGAGTAACATCAATATTTGGTTTTGATGTAGGTAAAATATTAGGATTTGCTAATGGTGGCAGACCGCCTGTTGGACAACCTTCTATTGTGGGTGAAAGAGGACCAGAATTATTTGTACCAGATACAGCAGGAACTATTGTACCTAATAATAAATTAGGTGGAGCAACAACAGTTAATGTAAATGTATATGCTAATGACACACAAGGATTTGATGATTTATTAGTTAAACGTAGAAGTGTTATTGTTAATGTGATAAATGATGCACTTAATAGTCAAGGGAAAGAGGCGTTAGTCTAATGGCAGGTACATATCCAACAACACCAGAATTTGCATCTATCGGATTTAGTTCTGAACAAGCAACTATTACATCTACGACTGATAGTGGAAAAATGTTTGCAGTTCAGATTGACGGACAAAGATTTAAATTTTCAGCATCATATCCACCAATGAACAGAAGTGAATTTGCTCCTGTCTATGCGTTCATAATGAAACAACGCAGTCAAAAAGAAACATTTCAAATTGCTCTACCAGATTTAAAGAATGCTAAAGGTAATGTGTCTGGAACAGTGACTGTTAGTGGTAGCCATTCAGCAGGTGATACCACCATTGATATAACAGGAATATCTAACACAATTTTAGCAGGGGACTTTATTAAGTTTGGGGGTCATTCAAAGGTCTATATGGTTGTTGAAGATGCAACAGGTGATAGTTCTAATGACGCCACAATAACAATAGAACCACCACTACGAAGTGCTTTATCAAATGCTGAAAGCGTCACTTATGATGATGTTCAATTTACAGTTAGACTTACAAATGATATTCAGCAATTTAATACAGGGGATTTAGATTTATATAGATTTGAAGTTGATTTCATAGAGGCGTTGTAATGGCTAGAGGATTATCTAGTGACCTCTTAACAGAAATAAATTCTGGAAGCATTAAACCTGTTGCTCTTGTTGAGATAGGTTTCCCCACAGTTCAAAGACTAACCAATCATTACAAAGATTTAGTTCATAATACGAATACTTATTCAGCAGGTGGTCATCTATTAAAGATTTCAGCAAAGGCAGAAAATTCACAAATCAATGTTGCTAATTTTAGTATTCAATTATCAGCAGTAGATAGTGCATTTGTTTCTATCGTTTTAAATAATGTAGTTAGTAATGATGAAGTGACTATTGATATTGGATTTATAGATAGTTCCGAAGCATTAATAGATACATTCAATTATGATAAAGGATATATCAATAATTATTCTATTGATACCAAACAGGGTGTTTTGACTTTAAATTGTACTTCACATTTTGGTGATTTTAGTAGAACCGCAGGAAGAAAAACAAACGAAGGTAGCCAACAAAGATTTTATCCTACGGATAAAGGATTTGAATTTAGTGCCTTAACAATTCAAGATTTAAAATGGGGTAGAAAATAATGGGTTTCTTTGACGACTTTTTTGATTTTGTAGGTGATTTATTCCAAGAAGTTATTTCTTGGATTATTCCTATCCCAGAAATTCCAGAGATACCCCAACAAGAACAAGCAAAAGGTACATTAGTTAATAAACAATCTAATAATGCACAAATCCCTGTTATCTATGGTGAACGTCTAGTC